CAGTGTTGTCGCCCATTAGTCGTGCCAGCAAACGCTGGTTTGATGATGGGTTCCATTCCCTGGTCTTCTGCAAGATCATGGGAAGCTGATACTCCAGCCTATGTAAATTTCTATTCCATCGAGTACGAACAAGGTTTAATCCTGGTGCGTACGAAACGGGATATTGACTTACATTAATCCCCCACTTTCGTGGGGAGTATGAAGACCCGTTAGTGCCTCTGTTATGAGGCGCCAGACGGCCGAGGTGATCGTCAAAGTTTGACGACTCACTTCGATTCCATATGTGGAAAGTTCCACCATGGTTATCTTCGCGGGATGGAGATCTTCCAGCGCAACCAGATATTCCAAGAGACTTCTCGATTCTGTCCGCAATGCGGACCGAATCTTGCTGTCCTTGGGTTTCGCAGGTAGCACTGTAATCTGCATGTAAGACTGGGTGGATTCTTTCCGCCCATTCGGAACATACAGAGGCCGTACTATATAAACCTTTGTGCCACAATTGGCGAGAAAGGTCAAGGAGTACGTGGTACTGGCTGATATTTCTTGGATCATCATAGGTATACCTCCTATTACGTATTATCGTAATATCTTGGTTATTGAACCACTCAGCTCCGCAGGATTCACGCATAGGAGTACTCACGCATGTTTTATCAACATTCGGAGTACAACCTACGCTACGAAGCGCGGAGATCAGGAAGTTCAACGTGGTTGAGGGGACGACTATGTCGTCTCCAAAAACAGCTACCTGTGTTGATATCGTATCCCAAGATTCATGCCTATATACTGGATCGTGTTTGCACGCACTAAGTGCGAGCGCCCAGAATACCAGTGTTTCCACGGGGAAGCAGACTGCTGACCCCATGGACGCGAATGCTACCAACCGAATCTCAAACTCAACCCCACTCCTGTTACGGAATGAGGCGGACTGAGACCGTGTGGCGAATAGTCGTCGTCTTACTCGTGGGACTCCGGAAAGGAGTTTCCAGACGAGAGCACATGAAACTGTATCAGAAGCGTCGGAAAGGTCCAACGTAACATGATCCAGGTCAAGTGCATTGCGAGATTTCTCCATATTAAAGGTTTGATCCCTTAATCGGATAGATCGACGCAGCAACGGATGACGTTCTATTCTACGCATAAGCGCAGACATTTGACCCTGCTGAAGGAACTGTGTAACAGTTGACTCCGCAGAAATCAATCTTGGCCCCCTGAAGTCCTTAGGTACCAGCACGATCCGACTAACGCTTTTTAGCGCGTCGCGAACGACTGATGCGGATGGGATATAGGGAAGCATAGGATACACACCATAGGTAAGGTAGGGATAGAACCTCTCAGCCCGCGAGGGCCAAGAAGAAAAATCCCACTTCTTATCCTGAGCAACCTTCTCAGAAACAGCGCCCGGACCATGTTTTGGCCGGATATTGTCGAGGAGGTTGTTACGTAATACTTTGGTTAAGAGCTTCACAGCTCCCTCCAAAACGGGGCAATCAACCGGTAGACGAACCTTGAGTAGGTCAGCCTGCCTAAGTTGAAACCCTCGAATTGCAGCGTTCTCTTGCTCAATATCTGGCTCGATAGCCAGTTTTGAATCAAACGAGAGAAAATACCGCAAGTATATTATGGTGTTTATACACGGAGTCGCTAACAGAGTTCCACCATCCGAAAATATACGCTTGAAACAAGCGTATGTTAAAGTCGGAAGGGCAGATTGACCTTCGAGTGAGAAGTTAGTAGGTGTCAAAAGACATCCCCCAACGAGCGCGCGATCTAAAGCCTTACCAAGTAATGGTAGGACCGAAAACGCGAAGCTTTGACCTTCAGTCCGCAGCCGCAAGGCTACGTATTCGAGGTCATTCTCATGAAAAGGAACTCCACAGCGAACACCATCAGCCAGTATGGCTCGACGGAGCTCAATGAAGATAGGAACATTAAGGTCTCCCATACGGGTTTCCTCCTATCTACCTCAAGGCAGAACTCACTTATCATCGTGAGACCAGCGTCTGAGGCACCAATAACAGACAAAGAGAAATATTTTTAGGGTGAGCAACCCTAAAATATCTGGGAATCCCTTAACAAGGATGTTCCAGAATCTCTTCAGAAAGTTACCGCCGTTACGCTTAACGCGTAAAGGCGTCAACGTGAAAATCGCCAGACGGGGAAATCCCGTCGGCGAGAGTCGCGATGTTGGTGTTCCCGGTCGATCCGAGATAGCACATTACGAAACTGACCATATCTTTCAGGTCGGTGTCGCTGAGCGAACTCGTTCGCGGAACCACCATGGACAAAGACGCGGAAACCGTAAAAGGCTTTCCGGCCGAGTCCAGGACGGTACGCGATGCCACAATAGTGTGGCGATCGGATGCAAGTGACCCCATAGGCTTGAGATCGTGCTTGATCGAAAGCCGCTGAGGCGCAGAAGGCGCGGAGGCGGTATCGATCCAGTCGGTGTTCAAACCGTTTTGGGATTGCTTGGTGAAGACGACGTCGGTTGTATTGTCATACTCTGACAATATGATTGTTTCGGCTGCCATGAGGTACTCCGTCTAGGCGGGTCGGCTACATGCCGACCCAATTCTTCCTATCACCGGATAAATTGGATTGCCAATTCTCCTAATGATAGCAACTTCGCTTTTCCAATCCCTGAAAAATCTAATATGGGACTGGAACCTGGATAGTTAAGCATACGGCTATAAGCTCTCTGCGTGTGAACGTAGAGTACTTGTGGGGTAGAAGGCGCTGTAATCGTATAGCCACTCTTAAGGACGGGGGGAAACACGTAACGTGTTATCCTCGTTCTTTCAAGAGTAGTATACATTATAGACGTGAATTCGGTATAAGGGTTACTTACGCTAAAGCGGGTCATTTTATTGACCATCTCCTGCGCATTCGTGACCCAGTCGATAACAAAAGAGAATGGGATAAGTTCCCAAACTGTTCCTAAGATCTTGTTAAGACCAAAGTATTCTGTGTAAGCTGCCCAGCGTGGCTGAACAGTAATATCGGACCGAACCTTCGCCCAACAACTAATCATCCCTATTCTGTCGCGCTCCGTGTACGCATCAAAAATTGATGCGGCCGTATCGTGGCGGTCAGGGGTAGTATAGCTGCCGACGGTGGAAGAAAACTTCCGCCTCACCTTAATTGGAACGAATGTGCCACGCTTGCTTTCTATGAACCGAAGGCGCTTCTCTATAACAGAGTGGGCGTCTAAGGAACTTCGAAAGTCAGCAATGGCGGGCTTAATCGCAAATTTATATGCGAGATCAGCATTCACCGTTCCTTTGACCAAATCTTTTAGATCTCCTAAAGTCGGGGCTCGTCTAAGACGCTTTCTCTCTATACGCCTCGCGGCGTTTACAGATTTGCGCCAGATGAACTCCTTCTCCGTCAGATTGTGAAGCGGTAGCGCCTTTAGCGCTTTAAGCCTCGCACTCCGCGTCTTCAGTATTTTCGACATCAGTTTAACTGTTGTTCGAATTGCACTTGATGGGTTAAGAAGACACTTAAAGGCCGACACCAATATTGGCGTCGTCTCGACAGCGTCTTCGCCCAAAAAGAATGCCTGATCGACAAGGCTATTACAAGCCTCACGGAATGAATCTAAAAGAACCGGCCACGCAACTTCTTGATATGCACCGACGGAATTCAACGGATTTAAGTCCGGCGGGTTAGTCCCAGTGAGGGAACCCGAATAATTCCAGAGGGCATAATGAAGTGCGGAGTCGTAGGCCTGTGTCTCATGGGTCTCTTCCCAACCAGGGTCAACAAGTTCAAGCTGCAAAACGAACTTTTCGTTCGCATACTCGATCCTGTTCTTGGTATGATCACAAGCATGCACTGGGTTTAACCAGGGCCTATACTTGTTGGGTTTGAGATTCTTCTCGCGAACACAGTCCTGCATTTCCTCATGCTTGTCCCATACAGTGAATGATCCAGCGTACTTCACACCTGTCGTCAACAAAGTGTTGCCGAAGAAGATGTGATGGTACAGTCGTGAAAAATTCACAATGGAGTCCAGCGAGTGGGATGCAGAACGTTCGCGTTCACGAGACATTGTAAGGTGTGTCCTTTCCAGTAAGGAAGCAACTCGTGACAATCCTAAGGTCTCATTGCATTTATATCGCACCTTAAAACGCGTGCGCTACATTTGGCTTTAGATCCCATCGGATTACGAGTCGCAATTAAGCGAAGAAGAAAATGCCGAAGAAGCCACCCTCACCTAGGGAATACTAGGAAAAGATAGGTGTTCGCTTCAGCGCGTAGTTACACGCTAGAGGGAATTACCCCTCAGTGTTGAGTCACTACATAGATTACTTATCTCAGGTTAGCGTAAAGCTGCCCGAGGCATTTCGCCTATGTAGCAAACCGGGTCACGTGATGCGCAAGCAACACGATTGACACGCAACCGGGAATGGATCACTCCATTCGTACACTTCGACAGGCCAACACCTGTTCCGAGAAGCCTTGCGGCCCTCAGAACGCCTAAAGAAGCATAGTTGCGAGCCCGGTTAGGACTCTGAACGCGGGACCCCTTTCGGGGCCCG